CATCAAGGCGCAAAGAAACTTCCAAAAACTGGAATAGTTGACGCACGCACATGGAAGTCAATAACGGGCTTACCAGTAAAATAATAGTATACTAGACAGATAAAACCAGAGTCGTAGATATTACGGCTCTGGTTTTATTTTAACTTTTTCTTTTAAAGTTTTACTTATCTTATCTTTTATTTCTTGAGATACTATTTTACCTTTATGGGCGTCAGACATTTTTTTCTTCGTTTCTTCAGAGTGCTTTAACCTAGGCTTAGCGCTATTTTTTAAGCCGTCTGAAATCTTTTTCTTAGTCTCAGCAGTATGAGTAGTTCCTTTGTTCTTTGCAGGTTTACCTTTTAAAGATTCTGAAATTTTTAGTTTTTGCTCTTCTGAGAAGACCCTGCCCTTCTGCGAGTCAGACATATTCTTGCGATGTTCTTCTGAAAAAGTTTTACCTTTTAGTTTTGATGGTATTCCTTTCTTACCGTCCGAAAGTTTCTTGCGCGTCTCCTCGGAGTGTGTTCTACCTTTGCTAGCATTACTAATCTTCCTACGAGTCTCGGGGCTGGGATTAAAACCGCCTTCTCCTCCATCGTTACAGTTGAGTAGTCTTGCAGAGGATAGTCTGTAACTCGTAATTAAACTACGTTCTAGATCTTGAGCTTCTTTCAATGTTAAAGAATCTGCAATAGTTGTAAATGCAACTTGACCTTCGTATTTTCTCATCCAGTCATAGACTGGCAGAGCAATACCTCTAGAAGAAGTGCTACAATGCCCATTAAACCGTTCTTTAGCCGTTCGCGTAGTCATTCCGACATAGCGGATATCCTCAGGAGAGGATGCTAGGTGGAGGACGTAAACGCAAGCCATAAGAGGTTAATTATATACTATATAGAAAAAACTTGTCTAATTTCCTGCTAAGTAGACCTTTTAGGTATATAGTAATACTAGTTTTTGGTGTCCCGGGAGAGAACGCCTAAAACATAGAGAGCCGGATAGCGCGAGTAATCGCGCGTCCGGCTCTGTCTTTTTCTATAGATAATACTTGTCGTAAGTAATATCGAGCTCCTGTAGCACAGGCAGTATTTTTACACATGGCACGCACATCTTGCATGTCCCTGCGTACACTGCATTGTCCTTGTCTCTGTAATTAACCTTTAGTCCTTCTGCGTTAAAGTAGACGGGTCTTCTGCAAAACCAGGTAAGCTGTAAAAGATCTTTTGGAAGAGTTCTAACCATTTCTTCTTTTGATATATGAATAACAGGAAAAGTTAGTTCTGCCTCTACAAAAGGAGGTTTAAGCGTATCTATAATAGCTTTTCTATTTACAACACTTATATCATTAGGGTTGTTACTTTCATCTGAAGAATTAGCTGACACTGCTATTTCTTTAATATGATGAAAGACCGGAGCTCTAAGCAGCGTAGAGGTAAATACGGCTATGACTTCTATGTCCTTAAGAATATAAGGAAGATTTCCATAGTCAAACACCGTCTCGTAGTACTTAAAAGTAGAAAGGTTGTTTTGCTCTAACCAATTTAATACTTTTCTTGTAGCTGATTTTTCAGCAAGATAGCGACCTTCTCCGTTTATCATGTCGCAGTGATGCACTACAAGATTTTTTCCTTTAGAAAGATACTCGTAAAGTAAGTAGGCAGAGTCGACGCCACCTGAAAGATTTACTATAGTGTCGTACTTACTATACTCGCTTTGCATCTTATATTAGACGCACAACCTAATTAAAGACTGTATGAGTTAGTAGGTAAGGTAGACGTCGCTGCTGAAGCACTAACATTTGCATTTGTGCCTGAAAGCCACCCTAGTCCGCCAAGGTCAGCTACCCATGGAATCGATAATGATGAAGTAGAAGAACTTGAAGTAGTGTCAGTCGGACTATTATTAGTAGACTTAGTAAATGTTATTCCACCTTTTGTAAAGCTCACAGTCGAGCCATCTGCTTTTAGCTTAAGATGCCAGTTTTGACCTGCAACATACGCACCAAGATACACATAGGTGTTTGTTGCATAGATATGGTATCCACCATAGTAGGTATCGTTGCCCGTAGAGCTTGAAGCATCATACCTTATATTGTACAGTAAAGTTCCACTCGAGTTGAAGGAATACATATGTATGGCAGCGTCAACGTTGCTATTGCCTACGATTGTAACATTTCCGTTTGGAGCTACGGCTATACTAGCATTATTTTCATTACCATAAGTGTAAGATTTTTGCCACTCTAACGCGCCGGTTGATGCATTTATCGCTGTTAGATACATGGCCGCGTTACTACCAGAAGATACGGCGTACACTTTGTCACCAGAAACAACTATGTCAGTTGGAAAACCAGCTGCGTTACCTCCAAGCGTGTATGATTTTTCCCAGTTGGTTGAGATTGATGCGCCAGAAATAGCTAATTTAGCTACATACATACCTGCGTACTGGCCGTATAAATTACGCTCGACACCGACAGTGTAGACACCGCTCACACTTTCAACTGCTATACCATACAAATTAGGGTATGGAGCACTCTCGCCTTCACCTTCCCCTTGAGGACCTGCGTCATAACCATAAGAGTTTGCTAAGGACCCAGTAGACACGTCGAAACTAAGAATAGCCATTGGCCCGTAGTTAGCGGGAGACACTAAAACATACAAAGCTCCATTGCTTTCACCTATCCCCGTAAGCTGCGCTGGCGAAAAGTTTGCGAATGTTCCACCGTAAACTTTATAGCTTTCATGCCAAGTGAGACTACCACCAGATGTAATTTTCATTACGCTTACTGAAACTGTAAAACTATAGTCTTGATAGATTCTAGCGACGTACGTGTTACCATCAGCATCAGTGCAAGATCTTGCTTCATTAAATTGAGTATTTACTGTAGGGCTAAAGTTAGTATAGGTGCTGTTTACTTTAGTGTTTAATAAAACGCTTCCAGAAGAATCTGTTTTACAGACGTACACCTGCTTATATGAGTCGTCATTGTCAGCTGCTAGCCCTACCGCATAGAGATTGCCGCTGCTATCAACTCCCTGCCCTGCTGGAACAGTTCTTCCTCCAATGCCACTAGTGCCATTGCCCACTGAAAGTGCAAAGAATGGTGCGATTGGCGCTATTGAGTTAGAAGCGGCAGATGGGGCCGATGTGCCGTTGCCGTTCGTTGCAGTTACAGTGAATGTATAGGAGGTGCCATTTGTTAAGCCTGAAACGGTGATTGGTGAGCTAGACCCTGTGCCTGTTGCGCCGCCTGGTGAGGCAGTAACTGTGTAAGAGGTAACAGGCAATTTGCTAAAACTAGGCGCAGTAAAAGTTACTGAAGCAGACCCATCACCTGCTGTCGCAGTACCGATGGTAGGTGCAGTAGACGGGCCTTTAGTAGACCCAGAGGCTGATGTTCTGATTGGCATAGGCTTATTTTATATTATCTTGACTCGTCTGATTTTTGGTCTAATACATATTTAATACTAGAAGCAGACCATTTCCCGCCGTAGGCGGCTGGTATACTCTCCGCGTTGAGTTTCCTAGCTATACCGTTCATCGACTCGCCGGCTTCTCTTTCAGTGTAAATACGATTTAATACTGCTTCTGGGATTCTTTTCTTAGGGCCAAGATCTACTCCCCAGACTTTTCCTTGCGAGCGTCTGTCAGAGTGAACGTCCTTCTGGCGTTCAGAGATGATAGATCTTTCCATCTCAGCAAGGGCAGACATAATAGTAACAACAAACCGAGATTGATATGAAGAAGTATCTAAATTAAGATCAAGAAGAACTAGTCGCCAGCCGTATTTCTGCGAGTGGTCAATAATGGATAAAAAGTCCTGCGTTGAGCGAGATAGACGGTCTAGGCGGGTAACAAACAAAGCGTCTGCTTCTCCAGAAGCTAAGCGATTAAGCGTCTTCTTTAGCGCTGGTCTTCCAGATATAGACTTGCCAGATCTACCTTCTTCTCTAACAAGCTCTGTTAAAGTGTAGCCTGCAAGCTCCGCTGCCTGCCTTAATGCGCGTTCTTGTACATCTAGAGAGACACCATCTTGCACCTGCATAGACGTAGACACTCTAGCGTAAAGAAGAGCTAGCTGATCTTCTTGACTCTTTGCCTTTCTAAAAGAAGCAACATCTTCTACACTTTTCACTGTCTTTGCTTTTCTGCTCTCCCATGAACGCTTGGCACCTGCTGATGCTTTAGAATTACCAGTAAGAGATTTACTAATTTTGGTTCGCGTTTCTGCAGTAAGAGTCACTGCGCCGTCTTCCCCCGTCTCTGTGCAATTAAGGAGACTATGGCCGTCTTTTTTCAGCTTACCTATATAGTATGTCTCCCTATCTACATAGTCCTCTACAGAAAGACTATCTTCTAATATAATATAAGTTGCATCTTCATGCTTTCTCATCCAGCGGTGTACTGGGAGATCAGATCCTTTTTTAGCGTCTTTCTTATGTGTTAAAAAGCGTTTTTCTGGCTCACCTTTAGTTCTTCCGACGTATCTTACTTGCGTTAAGTCTGATTTTAGTACTAAACCATATATAACTGCCATACGAGAATTCTATCACTTATGCTGCTTAAATGACATTTAAGTGCGTATGTACTTTATTGAAAAAGCAATACTTTGTCCGTTCTAATGTACAATTTTTACAGAAAAATATAAGAGTTTGAACTGCGTCAACCCTTAATTTTAACGGTTAATGCTTTTGAGGTGGGTTTAGGCGGTTTGGCAGGGCTTAGAGTACGAAATCGTCACCGCAAGAGGTGATAAGAACTATCTTGCTACTTCGGCGATCTTTACGTAGAAGGCATTGTCAGCATAGACTTGAAGAGTGTCATCTGCGGAGTCTCTACGAGCGTTAACTGCCAAGGTATACCCAGTAGGGCTTGCAATTGTAATTCTTCCAGCAAGCGGGAATAAGGTAGAGCTACGAGTTCCTCCACCTACAGCACTTGTCCAGTACTGTCGCTGAGCTGCAAACTCCGCTCCATTCCAAGTTAGCTGTGAGAAGAACGAGTCTTCAGCCGCGCCGTTGACGTAGTAACGAGCGTAGACTTCAACAAAGATATATGAGGATGAAGATGCTGGCGTGTACGTCTTAGAAGCAATAGTCGAGTAGGTAGCCGTGCCTTGGCTATACGTTGAAGTAAATCCCATATCCGCAGCAGACCAGAAAGTTGTCTTAATAGTCTGTCCCACTGTGTAGGCACCCGGCGTGATAGCACCTGCAACAATAAGCCCACCGTCATCTGTCAAAAGAAGCGCAGTTGCAGTATAGGCGCTATTGACAATTTCAAAACCGCCAGTGCTATTTAGACGGATGTGCTTGTTTATATTCGTAGCGCCGGACTTAGAGTTAATGAGCTTAATAATGTCAGAGTAGCCAGTTCCGCCACCTTGCTCGTTGGCAGACGAGATTGTGAGTGGGTAACTTGCGTTGTTTGAAGCTTGTGTAAGAGTCAATGGCGCAGATGCAGCTGGGCCTGTCTGCCCCGTCGCACCGGTTACGCCAGTTGCACCAGTTGCACCAGTTGCACCCGTGTTACCAGCAGCTCCTGCTGCTCCTGTAGCTCCGGTTGTGCCATTCTGCCCTGTTGCTCCAGTTGAGCCTGTGGCACCCGCACCTGTCGCACCAGTATTTCCATTAGCGCCTGTTGCGCCAGTGCTACCGGTGTTCCCTGCCGGACCCATGTTACCACCAACAGCTTCTACCCATACGCCGTCATAGTAAACATACACCGCGCCATCATTTGCATTAAACCACGCAGCTCCACTTACACCTGTTGGTGGCACGGCATCAACTATAGAGAACTGTCCTTCGTCTCCCGTTGCGCCAGTTGCACCCGTTAAACCAGTATTACCAGCAACTCCTGTTGCTCCAGTTCCACCGGTCGCACCCGTGTTACCAACTAAACCTGTTGCTCCGGTGGAGCCAGTTTGTCCAGTTGCTCCCACATCTCCGGTAGCTCCAGTTTGTCCAACTGCTCCCGTTGCTCCTGTGCTTCCTGTATAACCTGTAGATCCAGTCTGTCCATCTGCTCCCGTGCTTCCTGTTGCGCCTGTTAGACCAGTTAAACCTGTACTACCGGTCATTCCTGTCAATCCTGTTGCACCTGTTAAACCAGTGCTTCCTGTTAAACCAGTGCTGCCTGTTAAGCCAACCGCACCTGTAGATCCAGTTTGCCCTATGGCTCCGGTGTTACCAGTTAGACCCGTTGCACCAGTAAGACCCGTATTTCCAACAGCTCCCGTGTTGCCGGTAACTCCTTGTGAACCTTGTGGCCCAACGATCTGTCCAACGCTACTCCATGCACTACCATTCCAAACGTATAGGTCACCGTCTGCATCTACAATATATGCATCATTAACTGCATTACCGGTAGGAGGGAGATCTGCAACTAAAGAAACACTGCCACGAACATTTATTGAAGTTCCTTGTGCTCCGGTATTTCCTTGCGCTCCAGTTACACCGGTAGCTCCTGTCAAACCGGTCATACCTGTTGAACCAGTTAGACCTGTTGCACCTGTTTGCCCGACAGCGCCGGTGTTACCTTGCGCACCTGTGTTACCTGTCATACCAGTTAGACCAGTTGAGCCTGTTAACCCTTGCGCGCCAGTTACACCAGTTAAACCTGTAGATCCAGTTAATCCAACAGCACCGGTTGCTCCAGTTACACCAGTCACTCCTGCGTTGCCAGTTGCTCCGGTTACTCCCTGAGCGCCTGTGACACCTGTGTTACCGACAGCGCCTGTTACGCCTTGCGCACCTGTGTTGCCAGTTAAACCTGTTAAACCTGTACTGCCAGTTAGTCCAGTGGCTCCAGTGGATCCTGTTCCTCCAGTAGCGCCGCTATTCCCTTGAGGACCCGTTGACCCGTTAACACCAGTAGCGCCAGTAGCGCCGACACCGCCAGTATTGCCTGTATTGCCTTGCGCACCTGTATCTCCTTTTGCTCCCGTTAATCCTGTTAGACCAGTTAAACCTGTGTTGCCTTGTGTTCCTGTGTTGCCTGTCGCGCCCGTTGCTCCTGTTGCTCCAGTAGGCGCTCCTGCTGGCCCCTGAGGGCCAGTTGGTCCAGGCACGGTTGAATCTGCACCGGTAGGTCCGACTGCGCCTTGTGGCCCTTGAAGGTTAGATACGACAACCTCTGTTTGAAGAACGCTTGTCTCAACGACGATGTCTGGTTGTGTTAATACGGTTACCGTTACAGGAGACAGCGAGGTCTCAACAGTAACATTACTCTCGGTGACAACCGTTACCGAGGTACTAGTCTCGGTAGTTTCTACTAGTGTATCTGGCTGTTGTGTAACAGTTACAGAGGTAGTGGGATCACCGACCGAGACAATGCTCGTTGGGTCGGTCAATAGGTCACCTCGGATAGAACGGTGAAGGTGCCCTTTAGAAGACGAGTTACGGTGGTGTCAGACGCGACGAGCTCAAGATCATAGACGTACTTGCCTGCTACGACCGCGGCCGTGGCCGAGGCTGAAATCGTCACCGCGATTGTTCCCGCTGCTCCGCCGAGGACGATACCTCCTGAAGGTGAGGTAAGAGAGATGATTTCATTCACCGCAGATGGACGACGGGAAGTATCCCGTACCTTAAGTCGAGCGGTGTATCCTGTTAGGTTGACAGCGTTAGAACTGATCTTCCACGTGAAGGTTTGGGAAAATGTCGCGCCTTGCTCAACCTTGATGTTATGAATTCCAGCAGACATATTACCCCTACCCTAAAAACTAGTTAGGTATAATCTATCATACTCCAGCTACTTCTTAGTAGGACTTCTTGGTGCCTATGCGGGAACTAAAATAATTTAAGATTCAACTACCTAAAAGCTATCACCGCAGGTGATTTGAGATACTATTAGACAATGGATTATCCTGAGGACCCAGAGTATGCTGACGATGATGTTCTACAGCAGTACCTTGAT